GGGCATTCCCAGAGACGACAGTGACTGTTGCATCTGGCCACCACTTCGTTAGTTCGTCTTTCCAAACTGAGAGGACCGTCTTGGGACAAAGTACCAACACGGTGTGACCATGGACCTTCCAAAACCGGTGGGCGGCGAAGATGGCCTGGAGGGTTTTGCCGAGGCCCATATCGTCGGCTAGAAGGGCCCGCCGAGTCTGGACGAGGAACGTGACGCCCTTTTTCTGGTAAGGGTACAAGGACACGACGCCCCAACTACCCTTCCGGATCGAAGTAGTCGATCAGGGCCATAGCCCCTGACGCACACTGCCGGGCGATGCGCTTGAGGTGCTGGATCTGCCGGAGCGAGAGTTGGTCTGGGAAGTACCAAAAGATGAGGAGGACGTAGGCAATCGCGTCAAGTAGCTCCTCGAGCAGCTTGTGGACCCCACCACCCAGCCCACACGCTGGGAAGACGGTTGGGCTGTTCCAGTGCTCAAGGAAGCCGGCCTCGATCTTCTTGTGTAGGATAGGAAGCAGGGTAGGGGCTCCTGGCAGCCATTTAGTCCGCTCCGCACTCAAGAACCCGTCCTGCTCGCGCCAAAGGCCGAGAAACCGACTCTGGTCGGTCAGCAGGAGGGTCTGGGCGTAGTCGGCGATCGCCTTCGGAAGGGACAGCTGGCGCCGACACCCTCGACAGGTGTTCGTCTGCACGTCCTGAAACGCCGTCAACAACAAAGGTCCCCCACACACTTGACACGTCGCACCTACCGCTTTGGCCCGCTTCGACATCTCAACTTGCTCCCAACTGAGAGACGTAGGCAATCGCCTCCGCAGCATTGTCGAACTCTTCTAGCTCGCCCCACCGCGTCCCAACCTTGATCCCGATTGGGAACGGAAGCCAGTCTCCAAACGCTGGTGGGACGTCGTGCATGATCTCGAAGACAGACAGGATCGTGGTCTCGGCGTCCTTGACGGCAGCCTCTCCCAAGACCGCGTCGTGGATCGACGAGACTAGTTTCGCCGCAGGCCACAAGCGGTTGTGGATCCGGACTAGCGACGATAGACAGAGGTCGGAGGCCGTAGACTGGATTGGGGCGTTGGTGGCCTGATTGGCGACGTCGTGAAGGGATTGGGCTGTGATGAGGGGGAACCGGCGTCTACGGCCAAATGCTGACAAGACGTAGCCGCGCTGTTGAGCAAGTCGTGTCTGCAGGTCACTCCACGCCTTGAAGCGGTGGTACAAGGCGAACCAGGCGTCGATGTACTGCTGTGCTTCTGAGACGGAGCATTGTAGTTCCCCCTCAGCCAGGGACTTCGCCTTCCGCCCGTACGCGATCCCAAAGTTGACGAACTTGGCCTTGTACCGCTGTTCTTTGGTCACTTCCTCGACGGGGATGTGGAAAATGGCTTCGGCCGCCACGGTGCGATGGAAGTCGTGTCCACTCAAGAACGCGTCTCGTAGGGCCTCGTCGGCAGCCAGGAACGACGCTACCCGTAGTTCCACTTGACTGTAGTCGGCCTCGAACAGGAAGTGGCCCGGCGCGGCGACGAAGGCGTTCCGGACGATTGGGCCGTCCACGTGGGGGATAGTCTGGAGGCTAGGGTTTTGACAGGACAAGCGGCCAGTAACGGTTCCGTGGAGGAGGAAGCTTGGGTGGAGGCGGTCGTCTTTGTCTGCGCGGTCCAGTAGCCCAACTGCATACGTCCCATCTACCTTGACGCACTTGCGGTACCGCTGTAGGAGTTCGACGAAGGGGTGACCTGGTAGCTTCTCCAGGACCTCTTTGTCAGTACAGCGTTTCTTGAAGCCTCGGGGAACCTTGAGACCAAGGTAGTCGTACAGAATAGTCGCGACTTGTTGAGGCGAGTTGGGGGAGAAGTTCAGTAGCGGCTTCGCCTGCTTGAGCAGGCCGGCCTTCACGACCTCGTCGTCTGCCTGACCTGCCAGCGTCGTCAGGTGCGTTGCGACAGCAATAGCGGTCCCGGACATCTGCTTGGCTAAGTCCGCCGCCTCTGCAGAGAAGCGGGTATGTAGGTCAGCCAAGTACGCCCGGTCGATCCTTGCGCCACTAATCTCGATGTCTCGGAATGCCCGATCTGCTGGAAGTAGCAACGTCCGGAACAGGCCTCCGAGCCCCTGCTCTTCTAGTTGAGGCTCGAGGATGGCGATCAGGGCGTGGGTGTATGTGATGTCCTGGACGAGGTACGGGAGCAGAATCTCGAACGGGGGGGCTTCGCGGCCGGTCCTGAAGAAGGGCTTGACTTCGGCCTCATAGTTAGAGGCATTGAAGTAGTATCGGGCCAACGTCTTGAGGGAATGGGATCCCTGACGCTCGTCAAGTAGGTAGTGGGCCAACATCGTGTCGAAGTCCCACGCGAACTCAATCTTGTGTCGGTACAGCAAGAACTGGGCGTCGAAGCGAATGTTGTGTCCTGCGACCTTGATGGAGCGGTGGTTGAGGAACTTCCTCAAGGCATTGACGACCTTCCTGGACTCCAGGAAGCGACCGGCAAAGACCAGGGAGTCTTTACCACGACACAGGCCCACTGCCAAGACCCGGTCCTCTTGGAAGTCCAGGCCTGTCGTCTCCAGGTCCAGCGCAACCCACTGGCCCCCAACCCGCGTTGCGGCCTCCGTCCACTGCGCTAGGACGGCGACGGTCTCCTCTGCCGTCAAGGCCTCGTGCCACTTCCCGGGTTTGGGGTGTGACGGTGGCGTTACCTGAGTTTGGGCCTTCTTGACGTCATCGAGCAGGTCGCGGGCCGTATCGGGATTCCGGAGGCAGTGGGCTGGGTGGACTGTGAAGGTCGTGATCTTGTCCAGGAACTGGTGCATGATCGTAAGTCCGCGAATGGCCGTACTGTCGAAGCTGGTTCGGACAGTCGTATTTGCGTAGGCGGGAGCCAGCGCACGCCGATCCGCCGGGACAGGAACGCCTGGAACCCACTCCGGCACCAACGCTTGTGCTGCAACCTTCCCCACAGCGATGACGCGCGGTGCTGGACTTGCCTGCAGCTCAGCCCATAGCCGTTCGCGACAGGCGACAATGGCTTCGACAGGGAACTTCTCGTCGCTGTCGTCCGTTCGGGGTGGGCGACACAGACACGCGTTCGTGAACCAACACGTCTCGCTCTTGACCTTCAGGGCGTCCAGAACCGCCCGCAACAGCTTTCCTGAAACGCCTACGAACGGCTTCCCAACCCGCTCCTCCTCCTTCCCAGGGGCTTCCCCTACGATGATCCACTGCGGCCTTTCGGCCCCATGTGGTGGGACTTTGATGCACCCGTTTAGGGGACACTGCTCACAGCTCATCGGCCAGCACCCTTTTCGAACGCGTTGAGGCCGCGCGAGACGTTGTCCAGGAAGCACCTCTCGATCTCGGCCGTCCAAGGAAAGGCGGTTGAGAAGTACCTCGGGTGGCGTGGTAGGCTGACGCCTAGTTCGTCGAGACTGCGTTGGGCCAGTGCAAAGGTCACGAACTTCGCGGAGTCGAGTCCGCGGATGCGGTGGAGCCAGCCGATGGCTTGATCGTAGAGGCTAAGGGGTAGCAGGAGGCCAAGCAAGTGGAGCGGGTGGGTCTTGAACACGTCCGTGACATCAGTGATGCAGTGTACGACGGCCATAGTGTGGGTGAGCGTGTCTGGGAACTCCCGGACCTGATTGAAGTATGGGGTGAAGGTACGGCGGCCGATCCCGATACAGCTCAGGTCCTTCCCGATCAGCTGCGCCGCGAGGCTTGCACACTGACGCACTTCTGCGGTTGTTTTGCCGTGCGGGACGAACATGAGTGGGCAGTGTGGAAGCATCGCGCGGATGGGTTGTACAGCCATTAGCGACTGCGCCAAAGTCCCCATCCCGTCTTCTGGGACGTCAGGGAGGACGAGCTCAAGCCGCTCCGCTGCAGTCTGCTCATCCTGACAACCGCTTAGCAGGTAGCGGGCGGCTTGAAGGAGCTGGTCGAGGGCGATGCTTTTGCCTTCCTCGCTCGCATTGTTGTCCAGGATCACGTAGTCGCCGGCGTCGAGACGCTCACTGTAGAAGTCCCGGTACTCAGGGATTGTGAAGACCTGCTTGGCCAGGATCAAGTGATAGCCGTCGTGCGGGACTTTGCGGAGGAGCGACGTTGGAGGAATGGTCGCGATCTTCATTGTGTGCTCCTTGTCAGGTGAGGTGGGAGGGCGAGTCGACGACCCTCCCACCTCGGTGACCGTGCTAGGCAGTGCGGGGAGCACGCCTGCCGGCACGACCAGCGCTGGACGGCCCAGAGAGACTGCGGGGCTGGGTCTCGGACGAGGTCAAGAGCTTGTCGACCTTCGCCTTGGCCTCCCCCTCGTACTCTTCGTGCACGATCTTGACGCGGCACCGCGCACCCAACAGGGCAGCCGTCAGGGTCGGGAGCGAGACTTGGGTGGCCAGGTCGTCGGCTGGGATGCCGCACGCGATGGCCGACTCCTTCAGGCGGAACAGTGCCTTGGGTGACAGGCTTGTGATGAGCCAGCAGTTCTGGCCGGCCTGGGGCCCGTCTATGAGGGTCAGCTTCCAGTTCAGGTACTGGAACTCGGACGACTTGCTGTCCTTCAGTTCCAGATCCGTCACCTGGGCCTCCCACGTCCCAACCTCGACCGTGTCGAAGCTCTGGACCCCTGAGAAGTCAATGTGTTCTGACGACATCCGGACTCACATCCTTTACAGACTGGAGGTAGCTAAGCTACCTACTTGCCCTTCTTGGTGGCCTCGGCCTTGAGGGGTTCGGCCTTGGGAGGCTCGATCAGGTTGAGGATGGCGGTCAAGGTTGGGTCCTGCATCGACCCGCCCAACAGCCCACCCTCCGTGCGATCCTTCGCCACCCAGTGGTCGGACGGGTAGGTGATCAGTTCGCGGTGCATGACGTCCTCAGTGTTGCCGGCGTCGTCTCGGACCTGTTCGGTGTAGGTCTCGAGCAGACCGACAATGTCGACGAGGCCACACACTTCGTAGGCCAGTTTCCCGACCAGGTTGGGCAGCTTGTGATCGAGCCGCGTGCGTGGGTTGGTCTTCGTCTGGGTCCCACACACAAAGACGAGGTGCTGGGGCAGGTCCCGAAACGCCCGCACGAGGCTTTTCAAGGCCGTGCTGGTCTTGAGGTAGTCCTGCAAGTCAGGCGTCTCGAACTCGCCCGCCCCCGACACCTCTTGCAAAGCCAGGTAGTTGATTTCAGACAGGCTGTCGATGCCGAGAAAGCGGTAGGGCAGACGTCCGTGTTGGAGCAGAGTCCGGACCGTCGCGAAGTCGTCCCATGCTGTGACGCGGAGACAGTCGAGCGGTGAGGGCACGAACCCCTTGTCGTTGCGGAAGTCTTCGAGCGTGACGTATCTGATCTTCGACGCGATCGAGAGCGTGCCCCCCTCGAAGTCGAAGATCAGGCCTGGTACTAGACGCTCATCGTCGAGCCCAGACGCCAGCAACGTCGTCTTCCCCACCCCGGGCTCGCCGTACGTGAGAATTTTCAGCGGCTGCACTTGTACTTCCCCCTTATGGAAGCTGCTTGGCTGTTGCGATGACGCTCAGCACGCCAGTCGCGGTGTTCGTACAGGAACCGTGTTGCGACGTCCAAGTCACCCCCCTCCATCAAGGTCTCGCAGGGACTGCAGTAGTCACACGACCAGCCACAGTCCCACGACGGGTTCGGGTAGTAGTGTGGCGGCTTTGAAGTGAGGTCAATCAGCTCTTGCCGCAACTGCTCACCAAACTCACGGAGGCGGGTTTGAGAGCAGAAGATGTAGTTGCGGACGACCGGCTGATCTGTTGCCCGTAGTTCCTGCAGCACGTCAGCGTACTCGCTCTTGTCGAGGCCATGCGCGTCTAGTGCTTCAAGGTAGCTGCTGTACGTCACTCCCGTTGTCTTGATGGCTCGGGACAGTTCTCCATTCTTGAGGACGGCTGGCGGGCGTGGAAGGTGTTTGTGTACTTGTGAGTAGATGGCTCCCCCTACCTCGCAGGCTCCAAAGACTTGAGCCAGCATCCAGAGGTATGTCGTCATCTGGTCGTCGAACTGAAGCGTCGTCACATCCCGCATCGTCCCGGCCGTCTTGTGATCGACGACCCAGAACTTCCCGAGAGGGTCCCGGGTTGTGAAGAGGTCCATAGTCCCACGCAGCCGGACGACTTTGGTTCGGGTGAGCTGTATGTCGACTTCGATGGGCTGTTCTACCCCCAAGACCAGAAAGTCGTCGTTGTCGGTGCAGTAGGCCGTATATACGGATACACAGTGCGCCAACAGTTCTCGACTCTCCTTGGTCTTCTCGCTTGGTGTGACGTCCTTCACAGCCTGGTCCCAGCTTTGCAGGGCCGTCTGGACCGCCAAGACGAAGGCGTCGGTGCAGACGCGGCGACTACGCTCCTCCCCTTTCGCGGCAGCTGACGTAGAAACGCATTGAGTCGCTGAGACGTCGCGGACGTGCTGATAAAAGGCGGCAATGCCTTCGTGGAAGGCGGTCCCGAAGATCAAGGGGAACTTCGGTGCAAGGGGAACTAGTTTAGCGACCTCGGCGAACCAGTATTTGCGGCGACACTGTCGCCAACTGCTCCGGGACGTGACGTGCACGATCAGCGGTTCGGCCATTCCAGACTAACCCCCAATATGGGTTTTGTGCGGCCAAGTAGAACATACGCATGGACCAAGGCGTCTCTGGCGTGGCTTGGTAAGTGTGCGACGCCCTGCAATGCCTTGCCCCAGTGCTTGGCCCCCTGCAGTTGCGCAGGAGACACGGTACGGAGCAAGATGTGGTGCTTGTCACAGAAGTGGTGGACGACACCTGCGACTCGGATCCCAGACGCGTCAAAGTGGGGGGCCAAGTGCTGGACCTCTTCCATGACGACTTCGTCGGTCGTCGGGATCAGGTCCTCCAGTTGGGCCGTCCCCGTGAACTCTCCCGCCTCTAGAATCGTGAACATTTCAGCCTCCTCCCCCAGAACGACGTAGCCCGTCGTCTTCCCAGGGTCCAGGAACAGCCACCGCTTCTGTAGTAGGCCTGTTGTCTCAGGGTGCGACGAACTGGGAGTGAAAAGGCTCATGCAGCAACCCTCCCTTCAGTTGGATGGTTGTGGTGAGCGTGCCCGGCGCTTGGGCACCGCGAATCGTCATGCACATGTGTTCGCACTGCAACATGACACCGACTCCCTGCGGCCGAAGGCAGTGGTCCAGCGCGTCGGCAATCTGTGTCGTCAGGCGCTCCTGGACCTGCAACCGCCTCGCATACCCATCCACGACACGGACGAGCTTGCTGAGACCCGTCACACACTGCCCAGGGATGTAGGCGACTCTGGCCGTCCCAACGAAAGGGAGCAGGTGGTGTTCGCACGTGCTGTAGACAGGAATCTGGGTCAGCATCACTAGCTGGTTGGACTGACCTAACTCAAGCTCGAACTGGGTCTCCAGGAACGTGCGTGGGTCGACGGCGTACCCAGCAAGCAGTTCGTCCTTCCAGGCACTTGCAGCACGACGTACCGTCTTTGCGACGTCGTCGGCAGGCCAGTCGGCTGTGCCAGGAATCGCCGCAAGTAGGGCCTCAAAGGCGGAGTGATAAGTCGGGTGAAGAGTCAAGGGTCTCGTCCCTTCCTGCCCAGATGAGGCGGTGGATTTGTGGTAGCAGGCGAAACCGCGACCCCAGCACTACCCCGTCTAGGCCAAGCCCGTCCCACACAGAAGGGTCAAGGAGGCTCAAGACGCGACGGTAGTTCAGTAGTGGGTCTTCGTCTGGCAGTGTTACCGGCTGAAGAGTCACGGCCCTCGCCGCACCCATCCCCGGCGTGCGCCACAACTGCACACAGCACCTTAGATCGGTCGCGTCGCGGATAGGCATCTTGAGCTCGTACCCGACGGGGCACGCACGGTGCGGTGCAACTCTCTGAAGGTGGTCGACGAAGTCACCAAACGTCGCTTGGGTCCGTTGCCAGGCCTCTGGCCCCGCTGAGGGGAGTTTTGGGCTGAGGGTAATCCAGTCGACGTTCAGCAACCAAGGCTTCCAAACGGTCCCCTGCGTCTCGACCCACACAGGCCGCGGAAACAGGCCTCGCACCAGAGGGTCGAAGTCCTGCACACAAGGGTTCCCCCCGGTTAGGACTACAGGAAGGGACGGAGGCCCTAACTCCATGACGTGGTCGCAGAGGGCCGCAACTGTCCAGACCTCCCCCTCGTCCCAGGCGTACTTGGTGTCGCAGAAAGTGCATCTCATGTCACAGCCAGCGGCGCGAACAAAGATGCACGGGGTCCCACACTTTGATCCTTCCCCTTGGAAGGACCTGAACACTTCGGTGATCTTGTAGACTGCTGGATTCACCGACTGGCCCGCCCTTCGAAGGTCAAGACGACTGAACACGCCTGCGTCTCCCACAAGCGGACCCGCGTGAGTCTTAGGTCGTCCCGCCCGAGCAGGGCTAGGCGTTCGGCCGCCTGAACGGCGATGACGCCGGCAATGTTTTCTGCGGTCGTGCATCCGCCAAGGGCGTCGACGGTGTCGAGGTTGTGGTGGTCCAGTGGCGCAACGACCTTTTGCACCAGGTGCTTGATCGCCTTGAAGTCGACGACCATCCCGGTCTGCTTGTCGACACACCCTTCGACCTCCACTTCAAGGCGGTAAGTGTGGCCGTGCAGCCTCGCACAGTCACCCTCGTACCCTTCTAGGTGGTGGGCGGCGTGGAAGTCGCACTCGTAGACTAGCCTTGCAGTCACCTGTTGACCCTCCTCAGTTTGCGGCAGTGAATACACTCCACGTGGACGACTTGGCCTCCGCCGATCGTCCGGCGCAACAACACCACCTGCCACTGATGACGCCCCACCAAGCACTTCAAGCGGCGTAGCCGCTTCTTCCACTTGGCCATCTTCATTAGGATACCCCACCCTCTTCGCTTTTGCAAGCAGTCAGTTCAAACTTTCAAGAGGGGTGGATGGCAAGGACAGGCGGTGTCGGGACGTGCCTGCCGATGTCGCCCCTGAACGTAAACCGCATCGGGACCTCAAAACCGTGCAGGTCCCGACCCGTAACGTACAGCAACAGCTCCTCCGTCTTCTCGTCCAACCCTACCTCTAGGATCGTGTCGACGGCCGCTTCTAGTGCGCTAGACCCTCTTGGCCCCCCTCCCAGCTTTCGGGTGTGGTGTACGACAACCAGTGCCGTGTCTGGACAGGCGTCGAGGAACCTGTTGAGGCCCGCAACGACAACCTGTGTCCCTTGTGCAGTGTTCTCGTCCTGCCCGTGAATCTCAGCGTATGGGTCGATGACGAGGAGGTCCGGGCCAACCTCCTTGACGTCGTGTACAAGCTGTTCCAAAGCCTCGTCGACGTCGACTCGGATGTGCTGGCGGTGCATGAAAAACAGCCGCGGTTCGTCCTCGACCCGATCCCCCACGAGACACATAACACGCGCTGCCAGGCGCTGCAAGACCCCTTCTTCTTCGACGAGCATTGCTTTTCCAGCCTGGACCGGTTTCCAGTCCTCGATCCCCATCAAAGCCTCAGCAAACGCCACAGCCCGCAACATCTGGAGACATATCCACGTCTTCCCTGTCTTGGGGGGACCGCACAGAAGCGTCTTGGTCCCACGCTCCAACAGGCCTTCGATTACCCAGCGGGGCGGTTGTAATGCTAAAACGGACAGTTCCTTCAGTGTCAGCAGTCGTGGTGCTTCGTCGGTCGTGAGTGGTAGGCGCTCCAGGATGGGGCCAGGACCATTCTGCAAAACGAAGTCGGCCACATCCTTTCCCCACTGTCCCTCCTTCCACGGTAAGGCAACGACCGTCACGCGGTTAGGACACGCCCGTCTAAGCTGGTCCACTAGCGCCTGGGCTGCTTGGTCGGCTTGTGGGACGACGATGAGCTTCTTGAAGCGGTTGATGTGGCGCGCCCACTCCATTGCAAACCGAGCACCCGGCGTTCCCAAGACGGGAACGTCGGGATGGCCCGCGTCGTGGAGGAGTTGGCTCATGACAAGACAATCGGTCTCGCCCTCGACGATGACGGCGGTCGGCGAAGGGGAGTCCGCGACCGACTGAAGGTTGTACAGAGTAAACCAGCTGTCCCGGACCGCACCTTTTCGGCCGTCTGCGGTGCGACCACGGACGCCGACGACCTTCCCGCCCATGTAGTAGGGCAGGACCAGACACTCCTCCTGGGTCTCGGTCGCAGGCAAGTACCCGGCCCCTACACGGGTAAGGGTATCGAAGGTCAGTCCACGGTCCCGCATGTAGTCCTGGACCAAGTCGAGGTGGGCGGCCAGTTGTGCCTGCGCTTGTTCGACCAGTTGGACCACGCCTGGCAGCTGACCGGGGTACGTCGAGGAGTAGACGTCGGGTTCGTCGGGGAGTGGGTTGGCGGCCCGGAACGCGTCTACGATGTGTCGGGCATCGTCGCGGGTGTGGCCAAGGGCGACCAGAAAGTCTATGGGGGACAGGCGTTGGCGGGTTGGGTCTTGATCGGCGAGGCGGAGGGCGTTTGCTAGGCAGTCGGAGTGCCAACACCTGTAGGAGCCACTGATGACGTTGACGGCCCCGTGCTTTTCTCGGTCGCGGTGTTTGTGTGTCGGCAACACACACGGGACGTTGACCCAGCCGGTTGTGTTGGGGACCCCACCGTCTAAGGGAACGCCAAACCGCTCATAGAACGCGGCCCAGATTGCTTGTGCTTCAGCGAACCGCACCGACGCGCCTCCAACAGCAGGTGATCAAAGTGCTCCCCGATGATCAACCTTGCTGTTGTGAGGTCACGGACCTTCCGCTACGTCAGCTGTCACTGCTATCGTCCTTCGTTTGAGAACGTGGCCCATGCTGGGACGTCTCCCCGTACCCACTCTTGGGCCGTTCGTAGCACTTCAGGGGAAGCAGTTCCCCTGTTCTCGACGATGTGTCGCCAGTGTGGGCCGTATGTTGCGTAGAGCAAGGCTTCGCTAATCGGCAGGACCGCGGCCGGCCGTCGCTTGTCAGTGACGAAGCGGCCTCTACTGTGTCGTAGTGCGTAGATATGTGCAACCAGTTGGCGGCGTGGGCTCGGAACTTCCATCACGTTGGACGTCTCCCCCTCCGCGGCACCGGGGCTGCCTCAGCAAGGTCCTGGACAAGTGTTGTCGCACCCCGCAAGACCCGCTGACTCACGAACAAGCCCCCGACCCCTTCCGTGACTAGGCCCCACACGTCTTCAGTCGAGACCCAGAACGTCTGATCGTAGTACAGCGTGAACGGCCGCCCCCGACACGCCCAACACCCTTCTGGACACGCCCACCTAACTGCCTTTCGTAGGTAGGTAGGGGTTAGGTAGAGCATGGGCTTCTGGACCCAGATACACCGTGTCCCCACTACTGTCAGTCGGTCGATGTGGTGCGGCGACAAAGCAACCGGCTCCACTACTGTTCCGGCCTTCACTGCCCTCTGGAAGGCGGCGAAGCTGGGAAAGGGTGTAGTGGTGCTCAGGGACGACATTGCTGGACCTCGCCTCCCCAGGGACCAGTCTTCCACACTGTGCACACACCCAACCAACGACGTACCGCGAACGCTTCATCTCAGTCCCACAACGTGAACAGACCACAACACTTCCCCACTCCCGAAGTGGAGACAGGCTCGGTTCGTTTGCCCCAACTCTAGAGCTATTATACAAGGTGTTGGGGGAACAATCAAGCCTCCATTTCTATGTTTTTTCAGTGAGGCCGAACGAAAGATGTGGAGCCCGCAGTTTCGGGGGACTGACCGCTCTAAGAGGACCCAGCTGGTCTAGCTGTTTGTATGTGCGGGTTCCCCGATCTGCCGCTTAGAGCGGGGGATAGGGGAACAGTTTCCGCCTGTTCGCTGGGAGGGGATGTTTCAGAGAACCTGCCGGGAGGTGTTTATCGTTGAAGAAGAAACCTCCGTGCTCTATGCACGTACGTGTGTTAGAGATAGCACACCGGACGCGTAGAGGGGTGGTTGGACAGAAGTCGGGGCCGGGGATTAGTTGAGCATAACTCCCGGGCGTCTCAGTGTTACCTGCTACGCCGTTGATAAGACTTGGGCCGAGAAAGAGGGGCGGACTTTCGTCCGCCCTAACCTCACCTCCTACTCGGTTTTGGCTGCCGAACCGAACTGAGCCAGGAACACATCAACTCCCTTATTGAACGCGTCCCGGATGTTTGTAATGTACGGGACAACGTCGTTGTCGACGCCGCACACCTGCAACAACTGTGTGCGGTTTCCACTCACGTCCGTGTAGACAGACAAGTCCACACAACCCCTGTTTCGCCACACCTCAACGTGCAGTTCCCCGTCCCACCCTCCCTCCTCGAGGAAGAACTGCTGCGCCCACCTAGCGACGGAACGGACGACCTTAAAGTGCGTTGTGATGTCGCACAACTTCTCTGGTGTCGTCGACATGGTCTGCACTCCCTTCAAGGACGGGGAGGGGACTTGCGTCCCCTCCCTTGTTTGTCGTTACTCAACCACTTCCACCGTGACCGTCACTTTCCTGATCACCATCTGGCCCTTGATCCGGGCCCGCACATCGTCCAGCTCTTTCTGGGTCTTGCCCTTCTCAAACGCCGCCCCATCACACAACCACGCCGGCTGACCGTCGAACTTGATTAGGACCTTCTCGGCGGCAGTTGTAACGGCCTTCGCTACCTGTTCTGTGATCCCACACACAGTCCGTCCCGGCACTTCCGCACCCTCGCCCAACCGCACCTCAACCTGCACGATCTCCTTCGCTCTGACTCCGTACCAGCTCATCCCAGTCACACCCTTCTGTTGTTGTTCCCTTCAATGGTTTTATTATAGAACACCCCCTCTGCCCGGTCCACTCATTTCCCAAAAAAAGGCGCCACTTTTTTTCGGGGGTGGGGACTCAGGTTTATCAACCCTAGTCCAAGAAAACCGTCTCGTGTTATGACTGTGCTGGATCTGGAACCCCGCTTAGAAGGGGGAATAGCACGGTTTATGAGGGCTTTGGGAGCTCTATACAACCAGCTAGAGAGCACGGTCTTCCAACACGGTTATATGCAGCGTATCAACAGAACAACAGCTAGCAAGAGGGGCAGCTCTCGCTGCCCCTTTACTTGGTCCCCCTACCTCTCTTTGCGCTCGTACTGCTTCTGCAGTGTGGCGTAGTCGCACATGATCGCCAGCACCACGTCTTTGCGCAGGCCCGACAACGCACACACTACCTGGACGTCGAACATGTTCGTTCGTCCTGACTGACGTACCCGCTCAAACGCCTCAAACTCGGTTCTCGACACCCGCACCGTCCTAACCCCCTTTCTGTGGGGGAGGGGCTTTCGCCCCTCCCCTTCGTTGGTCCTTACTTCCCTTCCTCTTCGGTGTCCGGATCTTTGCACAGCCTGATCCGCAACTTGAACTCGACCACGTCAAAGGTCAAGTCATCGCGTCCCGGATCGTAGTTGTCCAACAACGGTCGGGGCCTAGCCACTGCGCGCGACCCGATGCTCCCACAGGTCAGGGATCTGCTGCCCTGGAGGCAAGCTGCCACGCAGCCCCTCTAACGGGCGTGCATAGTCCAGCGAGCCCTGGTCGGCGCGTAGGCGCTGGTACGCGCCGTATGGGCCTGACCCTGGGCCAAACGTGACGACCCCGACATAGATCCCAGATGCGGACGGAACGTACCCGTCCGATACCGGGTGCTCATAGTCGGCCGGAGCCATGAGCTCCGGCCCACCGAAAACGCGACACTCAATATCCTGCATGACCGTCCTCCATTCGCTGGCCTACGCCAGCATCTGCGCCACCCGCATGTCGTCCCCCATAACGCGGATCAGTCGCACCAGCATCTCATTCTGCTCCGCTTCGGGGATGTCGAGCCCGCCCCAGTCGATCTCGCCTACCAGCTTCGGTTCCATGTCTGCACCTCCCTTCATTATCTATAGTATAGCCCAGCCCCCTTTTTCGGTCCAGCCATTTCCCAAAAAAGGGCGCCACTTTTTTTCGGGGTGTCGACGCCCAGCTTCAAGTTGACGTACTGCCTACGACCAGGACATTTCTAGCAGGGCTAGCTAGAATGTCCGGGTAATCCTTTGATTGGCGTCGCAGCACCATTAGCACGGAGGTATGCTCTTCAACGATAAACACCCCCCGCTGAGTGCGCAGAGACTATTGGTCCCCACGGTCATCCGGACTCCCCGGCAGACCGGCCTCCAATCTGGGGAAGAAGGGCTTCCCGGTCAGGGGCTCCAACAACTCTCGGAGTTGTGGGATGAGGGCTCTGCACTGCTGGGAGGTCAGTTGGCTGATGTGGGCCTTCGCAGGGCCGACGTTGAGCAGTAGGGCGAGCAGTCTGTAAGCCTGGCTACGAGTCATCTGCCGCTTAGGCCCACGCCACAGCTGGTCGAACAGGTTGTGGACTTCGACGCGTAGCTTCCTTGTCTCAGCCGACGCCGGGACCCCCATAGGCGTCCCATCCCTGTGAGCACTGTGTCCTCCCCCACAGTCGGGGTAGCGAATGCACCCCCAGAAGGGGCCGTACTTTCCCGTCCGCAGTACTAGACGGGAGCCACAGTCTGGGCAAGTCAAGTACGGCCCCGTCACAGAGAAGTCGATGATCATGCGTCAGCCAACTCCGCAGTCTCGATGGCCATCTGCTTCGCCTCGTCTAGGGTCGTGGCCGGACCCCACCCCTGCGAGTCCTCCCCAATGAAGACGTCCCCGATACCGTAGCCGCACAGGATCCGGCGGGACCACCCGTACCACTTCTGCTCCCGCGTACAGAAGCCGATCGTGCAGACACTGTCTTCCGGCTTTGCCAGCTCCGGCAAGATCCCGAGCTCGTCGACTAGCCGCTCAGCCTCGTCGGGGGTGCCGATGAAGGCCCCAGCCTTGTTCCAGGCCGCCAACAGAACAACGACTGTGTTGTCAGGCCCGGCTTGTGGGACCTCAGTGATGATGTAGTGCTCCCGCCGCTCTAACACGTTGCCATGCATAGCCGACTCCCTTCTTGACGCACCGCCACAAACGGTTGTACCAGGCCCAGTAATGCCGCAGCCGCCTCAACGACCTTGGCTTGGTCAGTTGAATCAGGGACACTGGTGGGAGGCGATTGAACGCGGCCAAGTACCAGACTTCGGTCTCGGCCAGTTTCAAGGCCGCTGGGAAGTTCTTGCCGGCGTTGAGGTAGTACAGCAACCGCCCAAACACGACGTCGCTACTGTACGGAGCCCGTAGCAGGAACAGGGACGCCTGGTTGAGCTGCTGCTCGGACAGCCCAAAACGCTGCGTTAGCTCTTCCCGATAAGCCGCTCGCATACGTCGCTGAACCTCCTTGCCAGCCAGTGTGTCCAGACCCAGGCGTGGTTGAGCGGCCACTCCGCAACGAAGGCCTTTCCCAACTTACGAACGGCGTCGTGGAGCTGCTGAAACGCTTCTTGCGTCGTCACGCTGTAACACCTTCCTTCGGCCTCCAGCGGCCACACCCCGGCGCGTCTGGCTCCGTTGGTTCGGTGTCGCTTCCGGGCTGCATAGCTCCCCGGGCTTCGAAGGAGGTGGTGCTTCGGACACGTCCCTGACCCATCCCGCGGAACCATAGCCGCCCAGCTCGGCCCACGACACGAGCCCAGACCCCTGTAGTGAACACACACGCCACACCTGTCGGAGGGACCGCCTCTCACGGCCAGTTCCCGTTCCGCCTCCCGGAACGCACCAGCGATGGCGATCGGGATCTTGCTCGCCGGCATTCCCTTCCGCTCCAAGCGTTTCCACAGCGCCGCCTCATAGACCCGCACCTTGAAGCGGAGCAGCCTAACTTCTTGTCCGAGGTCGACTGCCTTCACCCGCACCTTCCTCCCTCTCCAGCTCGAACAGCTCACAGTCCCTACCTGCCCATGGAAAGCGCCAGACGCCGTCTACCCGACAGCCCTGTCCTCCATCGATATCGCGCCCAGGCCACTTCAAACAGCGCGCACAGCACGCCAACTGCCGCTGCTGCTCGGCCAGTTCCGCCTCCAGCTGGACGATCTTTTCTCCGGGACTGCCGGCCTCCAACGACAGCAAGGTCGCCGTCATCAACTCAACCGCACTTACCCAGGATGTAGCGGTGTGTAGGTACTTCCGCCCGGAACCGACCTGGACGGTGACGCCGACCACGTCGCCGTTCACGTCCACCGACCACTCCGCGGAACCGTGGACCCGTTCGAGGGCGCCCCGGAAGGCCTTCCACCGCGCCTCGTCGGCACCGATCAACTGCACGACGACCTGAATCATCGTCCACGTCCCTTCCCCCACGCCTTCTCACACGCCCGGCAAGGCCACGCCTTGAAGGTGTGGGGAAGGGGGATCCAGTACTCTGGCAGGCCTTCCCGACCACACAAGGTCTTGCCGGACTCGTCAACGAGGTGACTGATCGTCGGACGGTGCGTCCGCACCTTCCACTGCACGGCCACGTCCACACCTCCTGACTGTGACTTCCCAGCACTCCACACACTGGTAGGTGGGCATGGTCTTTCTGTGCTCCGACATCGCCAACCTCAGCCCACAACCAGTGATCAGGTACCGGCCCGTGACGTCCACGTCCACTACCTGGTGGGCCCTCTCTTCGCTGTTCCGTCGCCGCACCCACTTTCCTACCACTTGACACCTCCTCGTGTCGACTCCTTCTTACCACTCTGCTCTAGGTCCGGGAGCGGTGCGTGCACGTCGTTGACGATGACCCGCCTGATGTTGACGCCGTGGTCGCGCTTG